CGGCCTGTTCTCCAGTTCGGCGAACTCGATGGTGGCGTTGGCGAGTCAGGCGGGGTGGCGGCTGGCGGGGCGGGATTCTACGGGTGCGATGTCGCTGGAAGTCATGTCCGTTGCCTACTCGATTATGGATCGGTTCAACACGCTGCATGACTACAGCAAGGGCTACAACGACAAGCCGGGTAGCGACAGTCTGCTGGCCACCCTGCAGCAGGACGTGGTCGGGACTGGCGGCTGTGGGTTGGAGTTGGTGCTGGACAAGTCTTTCGGGCCTGAGCGGCTGGTGCCGATTGGCTACTCGACCATTGAGTGGGTGGCGGATGGACAGGGTGGTCGGTACCCGACGCAGGATCGTGGCGAGATCGAGCTGAACATCCCGACAGTGTTCGTCGCCGAGCACAACCGTAACGCGGATGAGGCCTACTCGGCCAGCCTGCTGCGCCCGGGTATCGAGCACGTAGTCCACTTCAATGAGTTTCTCGAAGACACTCACCGGGCGGTAAACCGGGTCGGCCATAGCCGGCTGGTGGCCAAGCTGGTGTCAGAGAAGATCGCGGCAGCGGCGCCGGCAGAGTACCGGGCGGACCCGGCAAAGATGGCGGCGTACTTCGACCAGGTCAGAACTCAGGTGGAACAGACACTGTCGGGTATGGAGCCCGAAGACGCTCTGGTGGGCTACGACAGCGTCGAGTACGAGGTCAAGGACACTGGGGGCAGCAAGAGCGATTACAGCCAGCTGCTGACCACTCTTGGCAACCTGATGGGCGCTGCCCTGAAGACCCCCGCTTCGGTATCTGGCTTGCGAGCCAACGGCGGCCAGGGTCTGTCCAACGCTGAAACCCTTATCTACCTGCGAGTTATCGAGTCCTGCCGGCCGCCAGTGGAAGAGGTCTTGTCTCGAGCTCTGACGCTGGCCGTGCGCCTACTGGGTATTGATGGATATGTGAACTTCAAGTTCATGCCAATCAACCTACGCCCGGAAGAGGAGCTGGAAGCCTACAAGGGTACCAAACAGAAACGGATTCTGGAGCGCCTGAGTCTGGGTCTGATCAACGACGCCGATGCCTGCTGGGAGCTCGGACTGCGCCCACAGGGGCTGCAGGGGCTGCTGGCCGGCACCGGTTTCTACAACAAACAGAAAAGCACTGGGAATGAAGAAGGCGAGCGCGAGTCATCGACTGGCCGCGCACTCAACCCGGGCACACCTTCCAAATCAGGGGGAGACGACCAATGAAGCGAGGTCAAGTGGTCTGGCTGGGTACGGAAGATGCCTTCTACGCCTGGCAGGGACTGGAAGATAAGTTCTTCGGAATGGTCAAGGACGCCCAGGCGTTCGGCGGCCGTGAGGAGGAAGACCCGGACGAGATCGATATCAACTTCGGAGTGCCGAAGGGCCGCATGGGCATCAAGTTGCTCGAGCGGATCGGCAACACCGCGGTGGTAAAGGTCCACGGCAGTCTGGTCGCCAAGTACGCTTGGTGGCATGACTACTTCCTCGGGCACGTGACCAGCTACGAGGCGCTGGGTGACGCGATGGAAATTGCAGTGAAGGCAGAGGGCGTTAACCGCATTCTGCTGGACATCGGGTCAGGCGGCGGCATGGTGATGGGGCTGGACAATATCTCCCAGCGCATCAAGTGGGCGCGTAATTACGTCCAGGTACACGCGCACACCGACTCCGCGGCGTTCTCAGCAGCCTACTGGATCGCGTCAGCGGCGCAGAAGGTCACTGCCAGCCCAATGGCGGAGGTAGGTTCGATCGGTACCCTGCTGATCACCTACGAGATGACCAAGGCGGCAGAGCAGGACGGCATTAAGTACCACGTGTTCCGTGCCGGCGAGTTCAAGGCACTCGGCAACCCTTACGAGGAGCTGAGCGAGAAGGCTGCACAGGTAATTCAGAATCGCCTTGAGGAGACTAACCAGTTCTTCCTCAAGCATGTGTCCACCCAACGCAACCTGCTGATGAGTGATCGTCAGCGGTGGGCCGAGGGTAAGACGTTCTTCGCCGAAGAGGCAAAGACCGTTGGACTGATCGACGGGGTACTTACCCTGGACGACGTAATTGGGAGCGGTGCTTCCCATAACCCCACCAGCGACCGGAGGTACGGAGATATGAAAATCTCTGCAGAAAAGCTGGCTCAGATTGCGGCGGGCGCCGATCCCAAAGACGTCCTCACCGCTGAAGAGCTGAAGTTCTATCAGGAAAGTCTCGCTGAGCAAGAAGTCGAAGAGCAAGAAGGCGAAGAAGAAGGGGCAGAAGCCTCTGAAGACGCCAACTACGACATCCTCGGCCTGAACAAGCAGATCGGCAAGTTGGAGGCCAAGCTGGAGATGGCCGACGAGAAGCTGGACGAGCTGAAAGGCAAGCTGGAAGCCAAAGAGAGTGACATGCAGGCCTTGCTGGTCGTTGCACAAGCCGCTCTGGGCAACCTTGCAAAAGCCTTGGGCAAGCCCAAGGAAATCCCGAGCAGCGCAACCGCTGTCGTAGCCAAGTTCAACGAGCTGCAGGCCGAAATGGCCCAACGCTTCAAAGTTGGCCGACAGTCCGCTGAAACCCCGACCGAAGAGGGCATTGAGTCCCAGGTCGTTTCTTTCCGTAGCAAGTAAGGAGGCCGACCATGGCTGATTTTGATTTCAATCTGCTGACTCACAGCCCGGAACGGCTGAACGTCATTTCCACTCGTCTCGGCGCCGGTAACACCCCCAACGATCGCTGGGACGATGCCGAGGTAGGTAAGGCCGTAAAACTCGGCCCTAACGCCACCCACGTCCACTGCGAAAATGGCGACGAAATCGAAGCCATCGTCGACAACATCGACAGCGGCGGCACCAACGGTGGCTACAGCTTCGGTGGCGTTGCTCGTGGCAACCGCGGTTTCCGTGTGAAGGCGGTAATCGGCGCGAACCAGGGTGCGACAGCCGCTGCGCTGGGCGATCTGGTCGTAGCTGACGCCCAGGTAGCAAAAGGTACCAAAGGTGTGGCTCGCGTTAAGACTGGCACTCCGGTGGTAAACAAGTGGCGGATTCTCGCCCTTCGTGGCGCAGGTACCGCTGGTACCGAAGTCATCATCGAACTGTGCTAAGGCCAAGGAGCTCACAATGAAGCAATTCGATCTGCAGTACTGGGCCATCGTTGATGGCAAAAAAGTCCTCAAGACCAAAAAGGTCACTGTTGAGGCCTACAAGCATGCCGCCGAAAAGGGCATGAATCTGCGCCAGTTCGCCCGTCACCTGGCCCCTGATTGGGACGCCAGCATGGGTGATCCGCTGGACCAGATGTATGCCAACTCTGGCCTGTTTGATGGCAAGAAGTTCGGCATGCCGGCTATGTCGCTGAAGGATCTGGCCAACGAAACTCTGGCCGCTGATTTCCGCCGCAATGACGGCAACGACACCAGCCTGGCTGCTCGCCTGCTGTTCCCTCAGCTGATCCTGGAAACCATGAATGAAGCCGCCCTGCGCGACGACGGCACTGACATTCTGAGCACCTGGGAAAAGATGATTGGCGTGAGCCGCAGCATCAACGGCACCCGCGCTGACCAGCCGACCATCAACACTACCGCACCGGAAGGTTCGTCCAGTGGCCGTATCGCTCAGCTGGCTGAGCCGGAAACCGTGGTATCGATCACCGTCGGTGAAAAGTCGTACCGCATCCCGACCAACTCGATTGGTCTGATGATCTCCAACGAAGCCATGGAAGCCACCACTATCGACCTGGTTCGCGTAGTGATGGAAGCACAGGCTCGTGGTGATAAGGTTCGCCGCGTGAACGCTATGATCAAGGACATGGTATTCGGTAACCCGGATCTGGGCATTTCCGCTCTGCCGGCGCTGCAGGCCAAGGCCTTCGATTCCAGCATCGTTGCTGCAGGCAAGATCACCAAACGTGCCTACATCAAGTGGCTGCACAGCAAGCAGAAGGTCTGCAACATCGACCACGTGCTGACCAACATCGACACCGCCCTGGACGTCGACGAAGGTCTGCTGCCGGCAGTCACCGGTGCTGACTCCAGCAAGATCACCAGCCCGTTCAGCGGTATGAACCTGAACCTGACCATCCCGGATATGGTTCCGTTCGACACTGACGTATTTGGTGCCGGCCGACTGGTTGGTCTGGACAGCCGCTATGCCATCCAACGCTTCGTTAACGTCAGCGCAAGCTACGACGCGATCGAAGAATATGTGATGCGTAAGGCGACTGGATTCCGCGTCGATTACGGCGAGATGGCCACCCGTCTGCATGACGAGGCTTGGACAGTTCTCGACCTGACTGTGTAAGGCACGAGAGGGCCTGGGCAGGGACGCCCGAACCTTTTAACGAATCGATAGGAGAATGGCATGGCCATCACACCAAAGAAGGTTGCTCAGAAGCCTGAAGCGGCCACCGAGCAGGTTGTAGTTGAGCAGGCTGTTGCTGAAGTGGTTGAAGCAGCTCCGACCACTATGGTCAAGGTGTTGAACACCTGCAAGAGCTTCCTGCAGCAGCCAGCCACCGGTATCCGGATTGGCGCCGGCGGCGTAGCTGAAGTAAAGGCAGACAGCTGGGTTGAGCTGCAGGTTGCCTCCGGCTTGCTGAAGCGGGTGAAGTGATATGTCGATACTCGGCCTCACGTCCGTAGAACAGATCCGCGGTGTGCTCACGGTGAGCGAGCGCGACCTGCCAGACGAGGTCATCACTTCTATGTCCCTCGAGGACGACCTTGAGGCTGAGTTGATGGGGTGGCTGCCCGAATGGGCAGCCATTACCGATCAGTACCCGGCACAACGGCTCCGGCTGTTTGCCAAGTATTTTTGCGCTGGCAACGTGGCCGACATGGCCCAGGTGTTCGTGCTGAAGAAAGACACGGACGGTTCCAACGAGGGCCAGCGTAGCGACCGTGACGGATTCAAAGAACTCGCTGAGGTTCTGAAGGCCAAGGCCAACCTACACAAAGCGACCCTGGCCGGGATGTTGGGTATCCAGCTGACAGCCACCTACGTCCAAGTAGGCACCTCTGTGCCTGCACGGGACGTCATAACGCAGAGTCGAACTGATGCACTTGAGTAAGATCGCCGCCAAGCGGATTACCGAGGCAATGGAGGCGTGGGACGAGTCCACGGAGACCTTCGTGCCTGCCGCTTTTCTCGGCCGCATCGACCTCACAGACCGGTTCCTCAGCAACTTCAACAAGCCGCTGCGCCGCCGTATGCTGTTCAGCGAACCGGAAACAGTGTTTCC